TTTTCCCCGGTGGCACGACCCCGGCTCAAGCTGGTGAAACCGGGGGACGAGGATACCGACGCCAAGGATAACCCCTGGCGCTCCCTCAAGCTGATCCCAGGTGGCAAAGCGAGCTAAACGCGCCGGGACCGACCCGCGCCACTTTGTCAGGGACGCCATCGGCTATGCCGAGGACATTGCCGGCAGTCGCGTGCCGGCCTCCCGTCATGCACGGCTCGCCTGCGAGCGGTTTCTGCGTGACATGGAGCTTGCCTCCAGCAAGGGCAGCGAGTGGGAGTTCCGCGCCGATCTGGCGACCCGTGCGATGCTGTTTGCCGCGCAAATGCCCAACATCAAGGGGCCGCAAGCCGGCCAGCCGCTGCAACTGATGGACTGGCAGAAATTTTGCTTCGCCAACATATTCGGTTTCGTGGAACGGGGCACCACGACGCGCCGGTTCCGCCAGGGGACGGTGTTTGTCCCGCGTGGCAATGGCAAGACGACCATTTCAGCACCAATCGCGCTGTTTATGTCCTTCCTGGAGGGTGAAGGCGGCGCTGAGGGATATGCCGCTGCGGTCACACGGGATCAGGCGCGTATCCTGTTTGAAGCAGCGCAAAACATGGTCCGCCGGTCACCGGACCTGCAACGCGAGTTCGGCGTCGGCGTGATGACCAATTCGATCTATCAGGAGCGCACCGCATCGCGCTTCATGCCGATCAGTAGCGATGCAAAGGGCCTGGATGGCCTCAACGTCGCCGTGGCGGTGTGCGACGAGATAGGCTCGCATCGCACCAGTGAGGTTTATGACGTTCTGCTCACTGCCATGGGCAAACGCCGGCAACCGTTCCTCCTGTCCATCTCCACCGCCACCGGCAATAACTCCGGCATCGGCAAGCAACTGTGGGACTACCTGATGCGCGTCCTGGACGGCGCACAGGAGGCCGACCGCTATTTTGGCATCATCTATTCCGTCGATGACACCGACGACCCGTGGGACGAGGCGACGTGGATCAAGGCCAACCCAGGCTGGGGCGTCTCGGTGGTGCCGAATGCAGTGCGCGCCAACATGCAACAGGCCCGCAATAACGCCGCCCAGGAGAACGCCACGCGCACCCGGCACCTCAACATGTGGATCGGGGCCGATGATGCACTGTTCTCCATGCGGGCCTGGACTGCCTGCACCAACACCGACCTGCGCATGGACGACTACCAGGGGCGCGAGTGCCATCTGGCGATTGACCTTGCCAGCAAGACGGACCTTGCCGCGCTGTGCATGGTGATCCCTGAGGACGACGGCTACGTGGTGTTTGCGCGCTGCTACTTGAACGAGGCAGCGGTGCTCGACCAGCGCAATGCCTCGTATCCCGGTTGGGCCGCTGAGGGACAACTCATCATCACACCGGGCAACGAAACCGATTTCCGGTGGATCGAGCGCGACATCATGGACCTTTGCCGGCGCTTCCGGGTGAGCAGCATCGCCTATGATCCATGGCAGGCGACCCACCTTGCCCAGAATCTGAGCGAGGTGCGCCTTCCGGTGGTGGAGTTCCGCAAGATCACCGCGAACTACAGTGAGCCGACCAAAGAGCTTGACGCCGCGATGCGCGCTGGCCGGCTCCAGCATGACGGCAACGGCCCGCTGTCCTGGTGCATCTCCAACGTGGTCGGCCACTACGACGCGAACTCCAACGTATTCCCGCGCCGTGCACGGGATGACGCCAAGATCGACGCCGCCGACGCGCTCATCATGGGCATTGCACGCGCGATGCAGAAACCAGTGGCCAGCGTTTACGAGCGCCGGGGACTGCTGACCTTCGGATGAAAGGATCGACCGATGCCCGAGTGGAAAACTGATCCGGTGGCTCCGCAGAATGCCGGCGCGGTTCTGGGCGGCAATCAGCCTGGGCACCAGCAATGGCTGGACATGTCCGCGTCGGTGCCGATCGTCGTTACCATTGCAACGATAGCGTCGCCACTGCCAGCGGGACCCATCGCCATCTCAGGCACCGCAACCCCGGCTGTCAGTGCGGTGGAGGCAGCGCCGCTGATTGATGGTGTCCCCGGAGCCTTCGTGCCGATGACACCAGGAGCCGGCACCGCATGGTCGGGTGATGTCACCATGGCCACCGGCACGCCGGTTCAAATCCGCGCCCGCGCCGTCGAGGAACCGGCACAGTTTGCCGATAGCAACGTGTTTACCGTGACGTGAGCCAACGCCCCTACGGCGCTTTGCAGGGCACGCCACGCGAGCCGCGCTTCTCCATGCCCGCAGTGGTGAAGAACGATAGTGCGGTCACCTCCACCCTGGGCGGGCTGGGTTGGCCGCAACCCATGCTCTACGCCGCGCTGGGCGGCTACGCCTCTAACACGGGCGTTCCCGTTACCCCGTTTACTGCCCTCCAGGCAGCGGCGGTCTATGCCTGCGTGCGCGCGGTGTCCCAGGACATCGCAGTGCTGAAGCCCTTCATCCGGCGCACGATGGCAGATGGCAGCTATCGCATCATGCGCAAGCATCCTTTGCTCAAGCTGTTCGCCAATCCCAACCGCTGGCAAACGCCATTCGAGTTCTGGAGCTACGTCGTCACCTCGCTCTGCCTGCGCGGCAATGCCTTCGTGGTGGTGGAGCGCAACGGGGCCGGCGATCCGGTGGAGCTTGTCCCGATCGCGCCTGATCGCTGCACCATCATGCTCACCGATGACGGTGAAATGTGGTATCGCATCAACTCGCGTCGTCTGGGTTATGGCCTCCTGGTGCCGCCTGACGACATGCTGCACCTCAAAAATATCAGCCTGGACGGCTACATAGGCGTCTCGCCCATCGCCATTGCCCAGGATGTCATCGGCCTCGCTCTGGCCACCCAGCAACACGGCGGCATCCTGTTCCGCCAGGGCGGACAGGTTAGCGGCGTCATCAAGTTCCCCGGTGTTCTGAGCAAAGAAGCATCCGACAGGATGGCCAACTCGTGGCGCGAAACCCATGCCGGTGTGCAGAACGCGCACAAGATCGCCGTGCTGGAGGAAGGCGGCAGCTTCGACAAGATCGCCATGACCAACGAGGACTCGCAATTCCTGGAAACCCGGCGCTTCCAGGTGATCGACATATGCCGGCTCTATGGCGTGCCACCGCACCGGCTGGGCGAGTTGGACAAGGCCACGTTGAACAATATCGAGCAACAAAATCAGCAATACGTGGACAGCGCATTGAAGCCGACCGCGCGCTCCATCGAGCAACTGTGCGACCGCCACCTGCTATTCGAGGACGAGCGCGAGACGCTGGAGGTAAAATTCGACTTTGACGACATGACACGGGGTGACCTGCTCACCCGGTATCAGGCCTATCAGATCGGCACCCTTAACGGCTGGCTGAACCGCGATGAGGTGCGCGCGAAGGAGAACATGGACCCGATTGCCGATGGGTCCGGTGACGAATACCGCGTGCCCCTGAACACCGCAGATCCGACCAAGCCGCAGGAGGTTACGCCGCCTGTGCCGAATGCCAGTGCACCGGGGGCCGCGAAGCCCGATGCCACTGCACCCAACCCAGGACCGGGGGAGAGCGATGCAGATCGTTAGCGCCACGCAATTTAAGACGCTGAACCGCAGCCGCAACGTCACCCGTGCCGGCCTGGGCGTGCGCAAGCAAATCATCTCAGCGCCTGAGGTGCTGGCCGGCGACCAGCGTGCGCTGCGCTTCACCATCTCCACCGGAGCAGTGGACCGCGAGCAGGACTCCATCGCCGTCAAGGGCTGGGACCTCTCGGCATTCAAACGCAACCCGGTGGTCCTGTGGGGACACGATGCGAGCCGCCTGCCCATCGGTCGCGCGGTGGATGTCGGCATTGTCGATGATGCACTCATGGCGACGGTGGAGTTCATCCCTCCCGAGACGCCGGAGGCCGGCGCGTTTGCCGATGCCGTTTACCGGCTGGCGCGCACCGGATTTATCGCCGCGACCAGTGTTGGATTTAGGCCGCTCAAATGGTCCTTCACTGACGACCCGGAGCGCGGCGCGGACGATTGGTGGCCTGGAGTGGATTTCGAGGCCCAGGAGCTAGTCGAGCTTTCCGTGGTCACCGTGCCGGCAAACCCCGAGGCGCTGATCGAGCCAGCGCAACAGGTGGCCACACCCAACCCGGACACCGGGGAGGAAGTGACGCAACTCAACGAAGAACAAGCAAAAGCACGGGCGCACCGCCGACGTGTGCTCCAACTCGCGATGGCTACGGGGGCCTGATGCCGGCCCTGCAACTGCGCACATGGCGCATCACAAAATGAGGGACTAAGGCAATGGCTACACTGTCCGAGAAACATCGCGAATTGAAGCGTCGGCGCGCTGAGATTGTCGCCAAGATGGCAGCAATCGTCCAGCGGGAGGACGATGAGGACAAGCCGGCAGACGATGAGCAGTCCACCACGTTCGAGCAGCTTGCCGAGCAACTGGCGACACTCGATGCGCGGCTCCGCAACATCGCCGCTGCCATGCAGGCTGCGGCTGAGGGCGCAACTGATCCAGCCGATGGCGAGGGCGACCCTGACGACGACGACAAGGCGCTGCGCGGTTTCCGCTTCCGCCAGGGAGCAGGACCAGCGCAGGCGAAAAAGACGCCCAAGGCTGGGCCTGGAATGCAGGCGGCACGCTACGTCATCGGCCTGCTGCACGCCCGTTTCCACAAGGTGTCACTGGAGAAAGCGGCAGAGTTTGTCGAAAACCGCTTCGGTGATGTGGTGGTCGCCCGTGCACTCAATGCCGGCGTGACAGGTGAAGGCGGGGCCTTAATACCGCAAGATTTTATGGCAGACCTGATCGAGCTACTGCGTGCCAACACGGCGGTGCGTGGTGCAAGCCCGATGGAGGTGGGGATGCCGATGGGTAACCTCACCATCCCCCGTCTCGCGGGCGGTGCCACGGCGGCATACCAGAACGAACTGGATGACATCGCAATCAGCCAAGAGCGATTCGATGATGTCAACTTCGTCGCGCGGAAACTGACGGCGATGGTTCCGGTCAGCAATGACCTGATCCGCCGTGCTCCCATCGGCATCGAGGAAGTCGTGCGCGATGACCTTGTGCAGACCGTGGCACGCCGGGAGGACCTTGCCTTCCTGCGCGGCGACGGCACCGACAAGGGGCCGGTGGGAATGCGTCACCTCGCGTTGCCGGCAAACATCGTCACCGTGCCGGCCATGCCGGCCACGCCATCTGCCGGTGATGCACTGACTGCGATCCTGGACGGTGCATCGACGGCGCTCCTGGCGTTGCAAAACGGCATGTCGCGCATGATCCGCCCGACCTGGATCATGGCACCCACCGTGGCACGCTTCATCGCCACGGCGCGCGATCAGGTGGGCGGCTTCTACTTCAAGGATGAGATGGAGGCCGGCAAATTCGAGGGTTATCCGGTGCGGCTGACGCAACAGATACCGACCAACCTCTCGGTTGCCACCTATACCAAGGGCAGCGAAATCTACTTCGTGGATATGGCGGATTTCGTCATTGCCGACACTTACAACGTGGTCGTGGATGCCTCCGACGTTGCCTCCTACAACGATGGGACTGGCATGGTGTCCAGTTTCCAGCGCGATCAGTCGTTGTTCCGGGTGATTGCCGAGCACGACTGCAACATGCGCCACCTCCAGAGCCTCGTGGTGCTGCTCACCCAGGACTGGGCCTTCGCCGGCGTCCCAGGTGCGGCTGGCGCGCCTTACTCCACCCAGCCACTCAACCCCACATGGTCGCAGGCTGGTGCCATCAGGCCTGCGGTGGCGACCGGGGCGAACCCGCCGCCGACGCTCACCGATCCAACGTAGGAGACACGCGCCAATGTCCGACAACTTCATCGCCCGCGTGCGTTTCCTACGACGGTGGAATAACCTCAACACTGGCGATGTCGCTGTGTTTCCCCTGGGCATGGCGCAATCGTTGGTGGGAAATCGCTACGCCGAGGCTATGGCACCACCGGAATCCGCTGTGGCAACTCAGGCAGTCCCACCGACCCCTGCCTCCGTGCCACAGCGGGGACCAGCGCAGACGGTGCGCAAGTAGGATGTATGCCGGCCTGCGCGTGATCCAGGCTCCGGCGACCGAACCGCTCACGCTCGATGTCGTGCGCCAGCATTGCCGGGTGGACGCCAACTACGACGACAATCTGCTGACGATGTATCTAACCAGCGCGCGGCTATGGGCCGAGTCCTGGCTCAACCGCGCGCTGCTCACTCAAAAGCTGCAATACAGCGTCACCTGGGCACCACCACCGACCGCTACGCCCTTGGTGCCGCAATCGCTGATCGTGTTCCCGCTCAACTGGCCACCACTGGTCAAACGCCCGATCGAGCTTCCCCGTGCTCCCGCGCAATCAGTGGAAAGCATCATGTGGGGACCGCTGGAGGACATGCAGCTTGCCGATCCCAGTGACTACACGCTGAACCTGGGCGTCGAGCCGGGTTACATCGCCGTCAAGCCGCAATTGCTCCCGCAAATCCCGCAACAGTCCATGGTGATCGACTACACCGCTGGTTATGGCACCGACCCGACGGCGATCCCCGTGCCAATCCTTCACGCTATCCTGTTGCTGACGGCGTTCCTCTACGAGCAGCGCGGCGACATCGACTCTGCCATGCCCAACGCCGCGAAGCTGCTCATGTGGCCGCACAGGTTGTGGACGTTCAGCGGATGAAGGTGACGCTCGCGGCCATCCTGCTCCTGTGCGCGGTCATCCTGGTCGATCTCCTGTGGTGAGGTTCCCATGTCACCCGTGACGCTCATCATCGTCATTCTGTTGGTGCTGCTCCTGGCGGGCGGCGGCTATGGTTTCCGCGCCGGCTGGGCACTGCCGAACTACTATTACGGCGGCGGCACCCTGCTCGTGATCCTGGTCGTTGTGCTCGTGCTGCTCCTGTTCGGCTACCTGTGAATGCCTGACAACCCGACCGGGCAACTTGCACGCGGCATCGGTGCACTGCGCTGGACGGTGACCTTGTACCGCCGCGATCAGGCACCAGGACCGAATGAGGCGATCACCGAAACCCTGGTGCCTATCGGCGTGGTGCGGGCCGACGTGCAACCCTCCTATCCTTCGACGCTCTATAACTCCACCGCCGTCGATACGCCGGTCACCCACCTGATAACCACGCGGTGGCTGAACCTGATCGAGACAACCAACGTCATCATCCGCAACACGCTGTGGCCGACGCCGCGTGCTGAGATATTCCGGGTGCGCCGTGCAAAAGAGGTGGCCGGTCGCAAACGGTTCTGCGAGTTCGAGTGCGAGTTCGAGCGGTGGGCAGCAATCAGTGATGACGGCGACCCGGCCCGCTCCCAGGCCTTCGCGGAAAATCCACCGTGAGCGATCTTAAATTGCAGGTGACATCCTGGGGCGAGGTTGCCCTGGACAAGCGGCGACTCAAGGCAGTGATGCGCGCTGCCGGCAACGACGTGCGCAGCAAGACTGCCAAGCTCATCAACCAAAGCAGCGGCGGGGGGCGATCCTACGCAGGCGGTGGCGGGTCCCGGTATCGGGGGGCATACGTCAACCATCCTTACACCGCATCGGCCCCAGGCGAGGCCCCTGTGCGCGTATCAGGCACGTTGCGGCAATCCCTCAAGACGTATCCATTCAAGTCTGGCGAGGGCTTCGCCGTGCGGGCGCGGATTTATTACGCGCTGTTCCTGGAGGTCGGCGCGTTCGGTGGCCGTCCAGGCAAATCCAGGCAGCGCGAGCGTGGCAAATTGTCGCGCAGTGTGCGATCCCAGCGGGCTAAGGCACGCGGCGAGCGGCGCGAAATGGAGCCGCGCCCCTTCCTGGATCGCGTGATGGAGCAGGAGGGACCGGAGCTAGATCGCCGCGTGCGTGCCGCCCTGGTCAATAGCCTCACCTGGAAGCAAACCAAGTGATCGACCTCGTGATTGCCAACCTGCGTGCCGGGTGCCCCCTGCTCGGTGGGCGCGTGGCCGGGGCGGCGGACTTCGCTGCTGGGTTGCGCAACTACAATGCCAACATGCTGTTGCCTGCCGCCTACGTGATCCCCCAGGCGCAGGACACCACCGGCAATCAGGTGATGACCGGACTAATCCAGGTGATCCACAAATCGGTTGCGGTGGTGGTGGAGTTCGATGCCCGCCCTGACCGGCGCGGTCAGGTGCCGGCCATGAACTATGACGCCATGGAGGCGGCGTTGTTCGCCTGCCTCATCAACTGGAAACCGGACCCTTGCCGGATGGCCAATGGCAAAGGGATGGCATTTGACGGTGCACGCTACCTGGACCTGGACCGTGCGCGGCTGTTCTACCAGTGGGAGTTCGCCGTCGATTGGCAGATCACCGATGCCGACGGTGCCGGCCTTGGGGTGGTGGACCCGAACGCCGCCGACCTCCAGCAAATCGAGGTGGACGGGTTCAAGGTGCCGGTGGAGTCGGGCGACCCACCTGCATTCGTCATTCCAATCCCGACCGGCGAGCCGCCATACCCGCCGCCGACTGATGGACCGTGGCCATAGGAGGACTGAGCAATGCCGCACGTAAAGCCGGCACCAGGGCGAATGGTGCGCGATCCGGTGACGATGATACCGCTGCCCGAGGAAGGGGCGGACGTGCCTGATAGTTTCTTTTGGAAGCGTCGTTTGCGGGATGGCGATGTCGTGCTGACCGACGCGCCTAAGCCGCAGGAAGGGGAGGCCGCAGCGTGATAAACTTTACGCACTATCCCGACTCCAACCGGGTGCCCGGTGTCTACGTCGAGATGGACCCTTCACAGGCCAACGCCGCGACGGTGCTCCAGCGCAGCCTGTTGCTCGGTCAGATGCTGCCGACCGGCACCGCGACACCCGACGTGCCGGTGGAGGTCGGCTCCAAAGCCGACATTTACAGCCTGTGCGGTCAAGGCTCGATGCTCGCGACAATGGCGACGAACTACCTCACGGGTGACACGTTCGGTGACCTGTGGCTGTTGCCGGTGCTGGACAACCCTGCCGGCGTTGTCGCCGTCGGCACCATCACCATCACCGGACCTGCCACCGCAGCCGGCACGCTCAACTATTACATCGGCGGCGTGCTGGTGCAGATCGCCGTGGCAGCGGGTGACACCGAGACGGTGATTGCCACAAGGCTCGCGGCGGCAGTCAACGCCAATCACGATCTGGCGGCTACCGCAAGCGAAGCCGCTGGTGTGGTGACCATGACGGCAAAGCACGCCGGGGCGAGTGGCAACGACATCGACATGCGCCTGAACTACCTGGGCGCACTCGGCGGCGAATACGGTGTGCCTGGGGTTGTCTCAACCTTCGGTGCGATGACCGCAGGCTCGGCCAATCCTGACATCACCGCCGCGCTGGCCAACCTCAGCGACAAGACATTTGATTTCATCGTGACCCCCTACGTCGACACCGCCAACCTCGATGCACTGAAAAACTTTCTGGATGACATAACCGGGCGGTGGTCCTGGGAGCAGATGCTATACGGCGGCGCGTTCTCTGCCTTCCGTGGGACCCTCGGCGCGTGCACCGCATTCGGCAACACGCGCAACGACCAGCACATGTCCATTATGTCGTTCTACGACAGTCCCGACCCGTCCTGGGTCTGGGCCGCGCAAGTCGGTGCCGCGTGTGCCAACTCGCTGCGCGTCGACCCAGGCCTCCCGCTGCAATATATCACCACGCAACTCAAGGCCCCGCCGGTCGCGTCACGCTTCGACATCGGTGAGCGCAACACGTTGCTCTATGACGGGATGAGCACCTTTCGCACGGGCGATGATGGCAGCGTGACCATCGAGCGCATGTGCACGACCTATCAAAAGAACGCAGCCGGCGCGACCGATGACAGCTACCTCGATACTGAAACCATGTATGGACTGATGTATGTGGCACGCGATCTGGCGAATTATCTGCTCACCAGATACGCGCGTAAAAAGCTGGTCAGTGACACCACGCAAATCCTTGCCGGCTCCAACTGCGTCAACGCGCCGATGATTAAGGCCAGCGTGTGCGCAGAGTATCGTGCCCTGGAGGCTGGCGGCTATGTGCAGAACAGCGCGCAATTCGCGGCTGGTGTGGTGGTGGAGAACGCCGGCAGTGGTCTGGTGAAAATCCTCGCGCCGGTCGATCTGGTCAATCAACTGCGGCAGATCGCCATTCTGCTCCAGTTCCGCAAATCATAAGGGGGGCCTCATGGCGACCACACAAATCAGCAACCAAACGCCGTTCGGTGGGATGACCAACCGGCTGACGGCGCAAATCATCTCGGCCAACACCGCCATGCGCAGGTTGCAGGAGGCCATCGCCACGGCGTCGAGCGGCTACACCGGGGTTGATGGCACGCAATTCGAGGGACCGGCTGGCCTGTTCGGCGTCGTCGCTGATCCTGAGACGCCAGGGCAGAAAGGGACGGACTACGCCTACGCCGTCAACCAACTGGCGGCGACCTGGGCGACGTTCTGGGATGCGGCCACGCCGTATCTGGAGCAGATCGACAATGGCTCCATGGCGATGTAGCGGCGCGCTCGTTCTGTGCGTGCTCCTGGCAGACTGCGCCGGGATCAATGGCGTTCTCGATCAGATTAGCCGCACTGGAGCCGCGCCCGTCGTGCGTGGCACCGATGGCGGTTCGGCCTCCCTGGTGTTGATCGTCTGTCCGCGCACCGCTGCCGGCATCGAGGCAGCGCAAGCAGTGCTCGATCGCATGATCGAATACGGCGCAGAGATTGTGCTGGCGCGCGGCGGCGGCTCCGCAAAGCTGACCATTGATGCCTGTCCTGCCGGCATAGCGTCGGCTCCACCGCAGCGAATGAGGAAATGAACAATGGCAACGTGTGAACGTCTCGCCGGCATCACCGGCCTGACGATTGACGGCAACGCTTACATGGTGGTGAGCGACGTAACGTGGTCACCGGCACGCTGGAAGCGTGAAACCCTGGTCGGCCTCGATGCCGTGCATGGGTTCAGCGAAGTGCCCTCGCAGGGACACATCGAGGCCACCTTGCGTGACAGCGGCGACATCACCGTGGGCGACTTCAACGAAATGCGCTGCGTCGAGGTGCTGGTCACCCTGGCGAATGGCAAGGTCGTCGGCGGTGCCAACATGTGGAACACCGCCGCGCTGGAGGTGAGGGCCGCCGAGGGCACGTTCCAAGTGCGCTTCGACGGCACCGATGTATCGGAGACGTTCAGTGGGTGAGACGCAGACGATAAGCGGCAACGGCGTGGACCTGGACAGCCTGGAGCCGATTGAGGTCGAGCCGGAGCGCGTCCGGGACATGGCGATTGATGTCAAATGGAAGGCGCAGCACATCACCCGTTTGCATTTGTGTGAGCCGACCGGCGCGCAATTTGAAAAGGCGCTGGTGGAGATTGCACGCGGCGATGACCCGCACTCCATCCAGCGGTTCAAAATCACTTTGATTGCCCAGGTCGCCAAGGTGCCGCGTGAGGTGGTGGAGGCCATGCCGATTTCACAAATCGAGGAAGCAGCGGATTTTTTAGCGCCCTTGTTGCCCGGTGGCCGGCGAACTGGCGCGACCTAGTCGCTGACCTGACTCGCTGGTGGCAGTGGGGGCCGCATGACGGTTTCAACCTCACCGGCACGCAACTGATGTGGTGGCTGGAGCAAGCACACCGCATCGCTGACCGGGAGCGCGACATGAGGGAACAGGGCAGGTAGTGGCCGGCTACAGCGTCACCTATTCAGTCGTCGATAATGCCACCAAGCAAATCGACCAGATCAACCGCCGCATCACCCAGATGCGTGCGCCGGTCGAGCGCATGGGCAAATCCTTGTCGCGGTTCGTTGACGTGTCTGGTCTGCGCAAGGTGGGTGATGCATTCGGCTGGATCGCACGCTCGGCGGCTGGCGCATTCCGCTCCATCGTCGCCATCGTGCCGGCCCTGGGTGCCATCACCAGCGCCGCAACCATTGCCGGGATGGCGAAGCTGGTCGGGCATTTCGCTGAATGGGGCGCGACCCTCCAGACCAACGCCCATCAACTCGACATCAATGCAGACCAATTGCAAAGACTGGAGCACGCCACCAGCCGTGCCGGCGGGTCCGCCGAGGATATGGTGTCATCCCTCAAGGCGCTGCAAAAGGCCCAGGCCGACTCGATCGTATCCGGTGGTCCTGCCCTGGCGGCATTCAACGAGTTGCATATCAGCGCACGGGACGCGAACGGCCAGCTAAAATCCACGCCGCAGCTACTGGGCGAAGTGCTCAAGGGGCTGGACAAATACCCGCAGGGAGCCGACCGCGCCCGCATTGCCGGTGCGTTGCTGGGTGATGAGCAAGGCAAGCTCTATGAGGCATTCCGCCTGAGCGGCAAATCCTACGAAGAATGGGTTGCCGCCGAGGCAGACCACCCGATCTTGAGCAAGGAGCAGCTTGAGGGACTGAACCAATACCGCCTTGCGATGGCAGGGCTGACAACGACGTTCGGCGGACTGGGTGAGCAGATCAGTGCGACGTTGGCGAAGAACCTGACGCCGTTCCTAAAGCACCTCGACGACTTCGTGCAGAAGCACCAGCCTGAGATACTTGCCGCCATCGACGCCATCTCCACCCGGTTCGGCAACTGGCTGAGCGATCCCAGCACCTGGGCAGCATTTGAACAGGGCGCGCATGATGTGGTCACCGCGCTTAAGCTGGTGATCGACAACCTGGACACGATCACCACAATGGCCGAGGTGATCGCCGGCATCTTCGCCGCCAAGTGGGCACTCGGCATCGTCGGCTCCATTGCCCAGGTGGTCACCGCGATTGGCACAGTCAGCGGCGGCACCGCCGCAGCCGCAGCCGGTGGCACAGGATTACTCGGCGCACTGGGGAGTGTCGCTATCGTCGCGAGTGCTCTTGGGGCGGCGGCTCTCGTCCACAAAGGGCTGGAAAAGGGCAGCGACTACGTTGAGGGCAAGGTGTTCGGCGAGGATCGCGTCGAAGGCCGCAAGCAGATGCAGGAGCAGGGGGCCAGTCAGTTCTGGGGCGCTCTGGGTGACCTGGGCCGGCGCATGTGGAATGGACCGGAGGCCATCCAGCGCCAGTCCATGAACCTGCCCGAAGCGACGGTGCAACGTGGGGCCGCGATCCGGGACAAACTGGCGACCGATCTCAACCTCACGCCCGCCCAGGCCTCAGGCATCGTCGGCAACCTGCAAGCAGAGTCGGGCCTCAAGGCTGTCCAGGAGCGCAACCCGATCGGTGGTGGGCGCGGCGGCTTCGGCTGGGCACAGTGGACCGGACCACGCCGCCGCGAGTTTGAGGCCTACGCCAAAGAGCAACACCTGGACCCGAAAAGCGACGAGGCGAATTATGGTTTCTTGTTGAAGGAGCTTAAGTCGCCGGAATACGCAGCCATGCTGGCCAAGCTCCGCGCGCAACAGGGGAGCCAAGCGGCGCAAACCTCTGCCGCCATTGTCGAGCATGACTATGAGCGCCCAGCGGTCAGCAATGCCGGGACCAGGATGAGCATGGCGGGACAGATCGCAGCCGGCCCGCCCGCTGCGCCACCACCGCCAGCCGGCACCATCAACGGCGCGGTCGATGTCTCGATCACCCACTCCAACCCGCCGCCCGATGCGACGGTCACTGCCAAGGGCAGCGGTTCCGTCAACGTGCAACCGCTGCGCACCGAGCGGCCCCAGGTGAATTTTAGCGACGTATGAGCGGATCAACCGGCCCCCTTCCTGCGCTGCCCGGACTGGGCAGGATCATCGACAACTCCGGCCAGTCATGGTCCGCCAGCGAATGGTGGCTCCAGCTACAGCCGGGATCATGGCGCGGCGTTGGGTTCGTCATGGATACCGCCGAGACACGCGCCGGTCGCCGGGTGGCCATCCACGAATATCCCTACCGCGACACCGCCTGGGTGGAGGACCTGGGCAAACTGCCCCGCCGCTTCGCGATGCAGGCATTCCTCGTCGGGGATGATGTCTACTCCCAGCGTGACGCCATGGTGGCGGCGTGTGAGCAGGCAGGCTCGGGCACCCTGGTGCACCCGACCCTCGGCAGTGCCGAATGCGTCCTGCTCGACTTCGCCGTGTCTGACCGCCGCGAGCGGGGCCGGGTGGTGGAGGTTACCTTTAACTTCCTCCAGGCCAGCGCCGCGCGCCTCCCGGTCACCACGCAGTCGAGCTTGGCGGCAGTCAACGTCGCGATCGGGCACGTCAACGCCGCGATGGGGGCAGACCTGGGGACCGCGATGCTGGCGGGCCGGGTGCCCCAGGTGGCAACCAACGTCGCCGGCTACACCAACATGGCCATCGCCAGCGTCAATGATGCCACCCGTGCGCTCAATGCGGTGCGTGGTCTGGCCGGCTACTATGGGCGCTATGCCGGTGGCCGGCGCGCTGACCTGTTGCCTGCCGCCTCCACCGTCCAGAGCGTCCTGAGTGATGCCACGGTGAGCCGCACGGCTGTCCTCAGGGCAGCAGCGAGCGTGGGCACCCTGGCGGGCCTCCTGTGACCACCGCTAGTGACGACTTCACCAACGCCGCCACCGCGCTCGCACAGGCGATTGGCGATGCCGTCAACGACCCTGCCGATGCCGTGCGCCTGCTGCTGCCACTGACTGCCTGGGTGCCGCCAGCCATTGCTGGACAGGGACCGCTCGCGGCCAGGGCGCGGCTCGCCCAGGCGGCGATTGCCGACACTCTCAGAACGGCAGCGTGCGCCGCCCTGGGATCGGCCACGCTGGCGTATAATCCGGTGAGCTACCAAGACGCCCAGGCGGTCCGAAAGCTGGTGTGCGATGCCCTGGACGCCCAGGCGACCCGGTGTGCCGATGCCGGTCGCAGCACCAGCTACGAGGCCTTGCGGGAGTTGCGCGCGGCGGTCGCCGCTGACCTTGCCATCAGGGGCGCGAATCTGGCGTGGCTGGTGGAGGTGGTCACCCTGCAATCAGTGCCCTCGCTGGCTGAGGCCTGGGCGCTCTACCAGGACACCACACGCGAGCCGCAGCTTGCCGCCTCAGCCGACGCGCCGCATCCGCTGTTCATGCCGACCAGCTATCCGGCCCTGAACCAATGACCACCGACGACACTTTGACGCTCCAGGTGGGCAATCAGGTCCTGTCCGGGTGGCAACGGGTGAGCGTAACGCGCTCGATGGACGACTTTCCGGCGAAATTCGACCTGGAATTGACCGAAAAGTATCCGGCAACCACCGATGTGGATATTCAGCCGGGGCAACCGTGCACCGTCTCAATCGGCGGCGATCTGGTGCTGACCGGCTACGTCGACCGCTACGGGGCCTCATTGTCGGGCTCAATGCACACGATCCGCGTCCAGGGTCGCAGCAAGTCATCGGATCTTGTGGACTGCTCGGCCTTCACCGGCTCCATCGACCATCCGCAAACCCAGGTGCGCAACAGTGCCACCCTGCAAATCGCGCGCATCCTGGCGGAACCGTATGGCGTGACCATCAACAGCCTTGCCGGCGACGGCACCAGCGTCCCGCAATTCAATCTCAACCTGGGCGAGACGGTGTGGGAGGTGATCGACCGCCTGCTCCGCATCAGCGGATTCGTCGCCTATGACATGCCGGATGGCAGTGTGATGTTCGCGCGTGCCGGCACCGAGAGCATGGCATCGGGCTTTCATGTGGGCGAGAACGTGGAGGCCGCCGACGTGACCTATTCGATGGATCAGAGGTTCTCGGACTACGAAGGCCATTTCCTGTCAGTGATGGGCTACGTCACCGATCCAGGCGTCAACGCCACCCAGGTCGGCCCAGTGGTGCACGATGCCGGCGTGCCGCGCTTCCGCAAACGCTTCGTCGTCTCTGAGCAGATGAGCGATGGCGAGAGCATTGCCGGCCTGCGTGCCAAGTGGGAATGCAACCGACGCCAGGGCCGGTCGCAGCAATTCAACGTCGTCGCCGACTCCTGGAGGGACACCGCTGGAGCACTCTGGGCACCGAACCACCTTGCCCCGATTGACGCGACCGTGCTCAAGCTGGGTCCCAGCAACTGGCTGATCGGCGGTGTGACCTATACGCGCGATGAGAACGGCCAGCACGCACAACTCACCCTCATGCCGCCCTCGGCGTTTGATCCAGAGCCAACCGTGGCGGTCCCAGTGATGCCGCTGCTCCAGCACATCGACGGCATCAACCCGACCGCGCCGAACGCGCCCAAGGCCACACCAGAGGTCGTCGCGACGTGAGCAACACGGATCGGCTCTATCGGCGCATTCTGATGACGACCGCCAGTTCGGTCATCACCGCCACCAACGACGACGGACCTGTGCACAAGGTGCAGGTCAGGGTGACGCCGCGCGAGACGATTGACGACGTGCCGGTGGTGCAACTTTACGGCGTGGCCTCACACGCTCCAGCGGGCAGTGACGCCCATCTGCTGTTCGTCACCGGGGACCGCAGCAAGGGCGTAGCCGTCGCCACCAACAATCAGAAAGCACGGCTGCGGAATCTGGCTCCCGGTGAGGTCGCACTGTATTCCGATGAGGGTGACAGCATCCGCCTGTCACGCGGCAAGACGGTCGCCCTCAACGCCGGCAACGTGCTGCAATTCACCTCGCCGTTGTCCCAGTTCTCCGACAAGGTGCTGCTCGCGCACGATCCCGGCGCACCGCTGGAGGCAGCGACCAAGCAGTATGTCGACAGCCATGCCGGCAGCGGTGCGCAAGGCCCGCCAGGACCACAGGGGCCAGCCGGCCCGCCTGGGGCAACCGGACCCAGCGGCGCACCTGGAGCCACCGGACCACAGGGACCCAAGGGTGACACCGGCACGACCGGCGCACAGGGATTGAAGGGCGACCCAGGCGCAACCGGACCCACCGGACCACAGGGGCCGCAGGGCATCACCGGCACCACCGGAGCAACCGGACCACAGGGGCCGGCTGGTGCCGATAGCACGGTGCCGGGACCACAGGGACCGACCGGAGCGACCGGACCACAGGGACCGATCGGCCTGACCGGAGCACAGGGGGCGAAGGGTGATCCCGGAACGCCAGGAGCAACCGGCGCACAGGGACCCAAGGGTGACACCGGATCGCAAGGCCTGACCGGAGCCACCGGCCCGCAGGGACCAACCGGCGCAACGGGTGCCGACAGCACCGTGCCAGGACCACAGGGACCGACCGGACCGCAGGGCACCACTGGAGCAACCGGACCACAGGGGCCGCAAGGTCTGACCGGAGCAACCGGACCCACGGGGCCGCAGGGGGCAACCGGACCACAGGGACCGACCGGCGTGCCGACCGAAGCACCCTCTGACGGCACGACATACGGGCGACTCAACGCGACCTGGACCCAGGTGCTTCCGATCGCCGGGGGCACACTCACCGGCCCGCTCATCCTCGCGACTGATCCCACTGCGCCCCTTGGTGCTGCGACCAAGGAATACGTCGACGCGCGCACGCCGATCACGTCTGATGCGCCGAACAATATCTTTTCGTATGGCCGCTCTTCTGCTGCGTGGCGTCAGATTCCCAGCCTAAACAGCATTGCCGGCGGCGCGTTTGATCCAGGCACCATCGACACGACGAACCAAGGCCGCATAGGTCTATGGCAGATCACCAATCAAACCGGAGCGACCGGCTGGCCTTCCGGCAATGGGGATCAGACCGGCCTCGTTCTGCACGGCTACAATTCCAATGCCGGTTGGCAGTCCCAACTGATGATAGGTGGGCGTCACGTCGGGGGCCTATATCCGCCGATATGGGTCCGCACTGAGACTGACAATATTGGTGGGCCTTTTGGTTGGTCGCCGTGGCATCTGCTGATAACCGATGCAGGCGGCACCTTTACCGGCGCAGTGACGACCAGTGCCGCGTTGCATACGCAAGCCGGCGTCGATTTCGGTTCCCAGGTCGCCGCCTCACCGATCGACTTCTCGCACCACATTAACCTGTGGGGCGGTCAATATGGTTTCAGCATCACTAGCAGCCGACTCAACCTTGTCAGCGGCCAAGCAACGTACTTCGTCAGCGGCACCACCGACGTCGCCTATGTCGCCTCGACCGGCCTCACCTTGCTCCAGGGCGCGGTGACGCTTGCCGCTGATCCCACCACTGCCTTGCAAGCTGTGACGAAGCAGTACAACGACCGGGATAAAACACGCGGCCTTGTAGACGTATCGACCAACGCAGCATCGCCGACCGTGGCGCAGTCGGACTACGCATACCTCTACATTTACGGTTCGCCAACCGGACCCGCTACCATCACGATGCCGGTCGCGACCACGGTGCGCGTGCTGTGGACAATGAACAACACAACCACGCAACCAGTGACGATCCAGGGCACCAGCGGTGGCACCATCACGATTCCCGGTGGTGCCTCGCAGGGCGTGTGGACCGACACCGCCGGTATCTATCCGCTTTACAATGCAGGGCAGACGCGCGGTGCTGGTGACAATTCGACCTTCCTGGCGACGACCGCGTTCGTGCAGACCAAGGCAGCGGGTTATTTGCCACTCGCGGGCGGCACCGTGACCGGACCACTGACGCTTGCCGCTGATCCCACTGCCGCATTGCAAGCTGCGACGAAGCAATATGTCGATGCCCTGGCGGCGCGCGTGGCGAAGCTGGAGGGTGGCTCGATCTGGGATGCGCCAGCATGACCGGGTGGATCGAGCAAGCCGGCCTCCCGCTCGTCACGCCGCAGGGGCCGATCCCTGAGGCGACATGCGCCGGCGACATCCTCATCCAGTGGGACAACGTGCTTGTGTTGGGTGACTGGGTGCTGGCCGATGGCGACCTCCAAACCGGGCAGGACCTGGAGACGGCGTGCCTCGTTAGCTTGTTCACCGACCGGCTCGCCACACCGGATTTCGTGCCGACCGATGGGACCACTGACCGGCGCGGATGGTGGGCAGATATTTACAACGACCTGCCGCTTGGCTCCAACCTCTGGCAACTGGAGCGCGCGAAAAAAACGAGAGACACGCTGGGCCTCGCGCGGCGCTACGCTGCCGATGCGCTGCAATGGCTGGTCACTGATGGCGTTGCCCAGAGTGTGACCGTGGATACGCAGTGGCTCGGCAATGCCTACGGCTCCACGTTCCTCGGCATTCGCATTGTCATCCTCAAGCCCGATAGCAGCGTGACGCGGTTCGCATTCGGCTGGGCCTGGGACAACCTTGCCACCCTCTCTCTGGTCACCCGTCCGACGCCGCTCGCCCTCACCGTGCAACGCACAGCGGCCTAAAGGAGTCCGTGTCACGCCATACGCACGACCGACTTTGACGATGCTCCGCAATCAGGCCATCCAGGACATCACCACCAGCGGCGTGCCGGGACTCGATGGCCTGTTGCGCAATGCCGTGTTGCGGGTGCTCGCCTGGGTGATGGCAGGGTTGAGTTACAGTATATACGGCTATGTGGACTGGATCGCCCACGAAGCGGTGCCGTTCACGGCGACGGATGAATACCTGGAGGCCTGGGCCGCGCTGGTCGGCATTTACCGGAAGGATGCGACCGCAGCATCAGGGTCGGCGCAATTCAATGGCCAACCGGGCACCGTGTTGCCCTCTGGCGCAATGCTGCAACGCCAGGATGGGACGCCCTACGTCACCACTGCGGACGGCACGATTGACACCACCGGCAACATGGTCGTGCCGATCATCGCCAGCATCACCGGCTCCATCACCGACAGCGACATCAACACGCCCATCTCCATCATCAACCCCGTCCCAGGCATCAACTCCGGTGGATTCATGCCGACCCCGGCCAGCGGCGGTGCCGATCAGGAGATTGACGACGAACTGCGCACGCGAATGCTCATCCGATACCGCGAGCCACCACAGGGCGGGGCGCAATCAGACTACCTCGACTGGGCGCTGGAGGTGCCCGGTGTCACCCGTGCCTGGATCGATCCCAACGGGGCCGGCGCGGGGACCGTCGTGGTCTATACGATGTTTGATGACGTGCGCTCTGCCGATGGAGGTTTCCCCCAGGGCAATGACGGTGTGGCAACCGAGGACGCAGCACGCGGGACGGTGGCAACGGGTGACCAGTTGCTCGTCGCGGAGCACCTCTATCCGCTCCAGCCGGTGACCGCGCTGGTCTGGTCGGTTGCACCTGATGCGTATGCGATCAACGTGCACCTCGACTTCCTGATGCCCGACACGGTGGACATCCGCAGCGCCATCACCGCCGCGCTGGATGATGTGTTCCTGGAGGTGGGAACGGTCGGCGGCATCATTTATCCGTCGCAACTCTATGATGCGATAAACGGCACGCCTGGAGTGGAGGTGTTCGTCATCGGCTCACCACAAGAGGCAGTCCAGGCACCAGCCGGCGCATTGCCGATCATGGGCACCCTCACCTGACCTATTCAGCGGTTGACTACCTCTGGCAGTTTCAGCGGTTGCTCCCGCGTGGCCGCGTGTGGCAACGCGGCTGGGGCACCCTCCAGGCCCAGGACCTGCTCACCCTCATGCCGACCTGGGCGCGGCTGGACGCACGCGCGGCAAATCTCATCGAGGACGCATTCCCCTGCTCCACCTCAGAATTGCTGCCCGAGTGGGAGGCCACGCTCGGCCTCCCTGATCCATGCGTCGGCCAACTAGGGAGCACCCAGGAGCGCACCGCAGCGGTGTGCGCCAAGTTCAGTGCGCGCGGCGGTCAATCCATCTCCTACTACACGGCGCTCGCCCTCTCGCTCGGGTATGACATCACCATCCAGCAATTCGCACCGTTCCGCGTCGAGTTCAACCGTGCCGAGGACCCGCTCTATGGGGAGGACTGGGCGTATGCGTGGCAGGTCACCGTCAACACCACCCAGGGGCTGGCCTATTTCCGCACAGGCGAGAGCACCTGCGGTGAGCCGCTGGCGAGTTGGGGATCGAAATTGCTCGAATGCATGATCCAGCAATATGCACCCGCGCACACCACCCTGATCTTCGCCTACATCACCGTCTCGGTCTGGGATGGCGGCACGTCACTGTGGGACGGCGGCAGCACCGTCTGGGATGACACCCTCGCGCGCCAGGAGAACACCTTGCCATGAGCAACATTGATCCCACCATACCGATCGTCGGCTCACCAACGACGGCAAGCGTGCGGGCCAACTTCGCCACCGCGAAATCTGAGATCGAGGGCGTGGTTGCTACTGCAAATGCAGCGGTCGCGCGAGCCGGTGACACGATGACCGGACTCCTGGTGCTGTCCGCTGATCCGACCGCACCACTGGGCGCAGTGACCAAGCAATACGTGGATAGCAAGGTCGGCGGCGTCGCGTCATGGAATACGCGCGTCGGAGCCGTGGTGCTCACCACCGCAGACCTGACCGGCGCGCTCGGTATCGTGCGAGACGCCAACTGGAATGTCGGCATCAATGTCGCGCTACCGGGCGGGGCGGCGGCGGGCGGTGGCCAGTTGTTCGCTAATATCCTGTGCGCTCCGAACCACACCAGCAACCTGTATTACGACAGCGCAGGCGCGGCGTGGCGCTATCTCGCCGCAGGCCAAGCGTGGCTGATCTCGCCAGCCGTAGCATCGGGTGCCGCCTTCCTCTGGGATTATGCCCCAGCCGGCGCAGTCGGCGCGGTGGCGACGCTGCAAAATTTGATGTCGTTGAGCACAGCCGGCGCACTGCAAACGAAAGCCGGCATCTTTGCGATGAACGATGGAGGCTTCGGCCTCACGTCGAACGCAACCTATAAATACCTCGCATGGCAAAGCGGGTGGAATGACTTCTGGCGCATTTCGGACGGACTGCGCATCTGGGGATCGCCGTCGGGAAACATGATGACGCTCGACGGCTCGGGCAATCTCGGGGTGGCGGGCGCGTTCAACGCAGCCGGCATGGTGACCGGCAGCAGTTTTATGAGCACCAGCGGCATTATGTATGTCGCCAATAACACCGCCTACTATTTCGGGCGCAGCGCCTCGGACGGCTACTGGCGGATCGTCAATAACAACACCGCCTATTTCACGCTGGACGCCAGCGGCAACCTGACCGTCAACGCCAATCTCTTGGCCCGCAACGGGAATAGCGTTTTTGGTGCCGGTGGCAATGGTGCCCTCCTGCAATTCTCACCCAGTTGGTATCTCGACTGGAACGCCACCAACGGTACGCTGACCTATATCGGTGGGGCCGCGCTGTGGTGGGCGGATGGCAGCGGCAACATGACGTTCACGGGTTCCTGCTGGGCTAACGCCTTCAATTTGAATTCCGATCGTCGGCTCAAGCGGAACATCCAGCCGTGGACCGCGCGCGGACTGGCAGAGGTGATCCAGCTGGAACCTGTCAGCTTCGAGTTCAACGGTGAAGGCGGTCTGCACGATGACGGCGTGACGCGCTATGGCTTCATCGCGCAGGAGGCGCAAGCGTGTCTACCCGAAGCAGTGCGCGTCACGCCATCATCCGACCATCTGACGATTGACAGCGGCACGTTGCTCGCGGCGATGGTCAACGCGATCAGAGAACTCGCCGCGCGCGTCAACGCATTGGAGGCCCGTTAAAATGGTAACCGCACCCGACCAGCTACTCACTGCAACCCTCGAAGCGCAGCAGTGGAACGTCGTCATGGCGGCGTTGCACGATGCACCTTACCGCGTCGCCGCGCCGCTCATCGAGGCGCTGTCACGTCAACTCCAGGCAGCAGCGGCACAAACCGAAAGCGTCACCCATGCATCGCATTGATAATTCGTCAACGGCGACGACACTGCCGACGCCCAGCACGCCAGGGACACCGGGTTACTTCACGGGCGGCAATCCCTCATCCGGCCAGCCGGCAACGGTGGTGGCGGCAGACTGGATGAACTCGGTTCAGGAGGAAATCTCCCACGTCATCGAGTCGGCAGGCATCACACTCAGCAAGACGGCGAACAACCAGCTACTGTTGGCCTTGCAGGCGCTTGCTCAATCCCCGCTGGGCTTCACGCCGGTCCAGCAAGGCGGCGGCGTTTCGCAACTGACCGACAAGATTAAAATTGGCTATGACGGCGCTTCGGTCAGAGTGACAGTAGACACGACCGACGAGGGGCGCATTGCCTTCCTCGATCGCGCCGTCGCATTCGCCGTGCTGCAAACCTTCGCGGCTGGCCTCACGGCGAACGGGGTGATTACCGCAGCGGCTGGCCTCACGTCGGACGGACTGATTACCGCAGCGGCTGGCCTCACGTCCAACGCAGCGATCGCCTCAACGGCTGGAGACATCACGGCGGAAAGCGGCAGGCTGCGCGCCGGGGTGGCATCCACTGGCGACGCCAACGCCGCAACGATCCTGAGCGAGTTCCCGTTTGCTAATCAAGGGGGCGGCAACACTTACGCGAAGTTGCCCTCCGGCCTCATTATTCAAATGGGTTTCGTGAATGCTCCGTGGTCGGGAGCACTGACCGGCTCGGTCTGGAACCTGCCGCTCGCCTTCCCGAATGCCTTCATCAACTGCTTCGCGAACATCTCCGGGTATGGCGGCGGCTATCCCATAGCTGGCATCACTGTTTCAGCCGGAATCGTCAGCACCAGCCAGATCGGAATTGATGTGGATACCACCGTCTCGCACACCTCGCCGTTCGGCGTTTCCTACTTTGCTTGGGGGTACTGAAGCGATGCCGTTCTATGCAGGGTTCGACCACACTCAGCCGGAGCCGATCCCGGTCAGCGGCTGGTATGATACCGACCTGATCGACTATCCCAACCTCCCCGCCGCCGACGACTTGCTGGAGATGACGCCGGAACAATGGGCCGACCGGATGACCGGATCGTGGGCGATCGAGGGCGGTGCCCTGGTGCCCTACACGCCGCCCCCGCCTGTCCTGACGCTGCCGCAGCAAGCGACCGCCATGCTGTCCCAGCCGGTAACGGTGGACTGCATCAGCACGCCGGCCCTCTCATCGGACTATGCGAACAACGCCAACGTGCGGCAGTCAGTGACCAGCACCGTGTCGCAAATCTCTGCCGGCCTCGGCCTGCCTGGGGGCGGGGCTACGTTCAACTGGCCAGACGTGAATGGATCCGAGATGCAGTGGCCGGAGGCCGACTTCGTGGCGTTCGCCAAGGCCCTCACCGATTTTGCCTATGCCTGCCAGATGGTGGTGGGGGGACATAGCGCCGTCCTGCCATCCAGGACCTTGACGGTGGACGTAGCGGCCTTGCAGGGCCGCAAGTAGGGGGCCGGCGAACCGGCCCCCGGTTCCGTCAATCCCCCTGCACGATCATCCCGGCATCGAGCAGGAGCCGGAGCAGGGCAACGCCGCGCTCTGCCGGTACAGTCAGGTCCAGCCGCAGCCGTGCCGATCCGTCCGCCAGGACCGCGAATTGCAGCACCTCAGGCACCCGCGCGACTGCCCCCGTGCCGGGGCTGGGGAGGCGCACCAGGGCGGTCCCCGGCTCCGCTGCCACACTCACCCGCTCACCCACCGCGCGCCGCTCCAGCGAGGCCGCAGGCACGCCCAAGACCTTGGCGAGCTTGGGCCGAATTCCAGGGCCGGGAGCGCCCTTGCCATTGATCCAATGATAGACGCCGGTATGACCGCGCTCGCGACCGATCGCCTGATTCAGATCGGCGTGGTTCATCCCCTTGGCCGTCATCGCCTCCCGGATCGCCGCCGCGACGTGGCCGAACATGGCGATTTCCCGCGCCGTGGCTGGTGTTGCCTGCCTCATGCCACCCTCCGTTGCCGGGTGGCGGTATTGTCAGCGGCGACGCGCAACCGAGGGATGGAGATGCGCGGCGGCGCTGCCTCCGCGACCAGGGCGTAGTACGCGTCGATGTAGCAGGTGGTGATGGACTTAATGCCGGTACGCTCCCGGCCTCCCTTTTTCGCTGACCAGCACCATCCCGTCATCATCCTCAGTTCGCCCTCTTTGCGATGCTCATTCCACCGTGTGGCCATGCTCACATCGACGTAAAAGATTTTCGCCACCTCATCGACCTGGGCGACGATGTTTGCCTTAATCCACATCGGGTTTCCTTTCAGAGATCGTGATAAACGTGACCATCAGACTCACCTCTTTCAGAGTGATGACCGGATCGGCGTTGATGTAGCCGTTCGGATATTCCTCACCGTCGATTTCACGCCCGACGACGATGCCGTTGCCGGCAAACACCCGCCCGTCATGCAGGCGAAACCAGTGCGCAGGGTCCTTTAACAGCCCTTCCTCATCAACGAACATCGTGTCGCCGTTTTGCCACAGGACCGCCGTTTCGATGAAGCCACGCACCAACTTTTGCAGGTCCGCGAGGCCGCTTATCTCCACCTCGCGAACCGTCTGGGTGGCCGAGTCAATGAACAAGGCCTTGCTCATAGTCATTCCTTTTGGGTTTGCATTTGCGGGAACGAAAGCCGGGTTTTGCGAGAATTGCAATCCCCTCCACCCGGCGAGAGGGGATTGTTTCGGTCAGCGGACGGCTGGGCAGGTCCGCCGCGTGCCGCGCGTGAGCCAGCGCAAGCCGCCGTTGGGAAACACCACCAGGACATACCAGCCCTCGGCAGGGTAATGCCTGATTGAATAGTCATCATCAGGGTTGCTGGGTTTGTATTCCATGATGGCGACCCGTGCCTCCAGTTCATCCCGGAAGGGCACAGCGTCCACGCGATACTGGAGCGTGGTGAGGGGGAGATACATTTGAGGGTCCTTTGTCATTTGTTAAACAGCCAGTTCCACACCGGGCGTCCGAGGAAATAAACGACCGGCCACGCGCGCCAGAGTATCGAGGCATCGGCAATGAAAATAAGCAGGTCGTAAACCCGTATCGAAATTAACCCGGCATAGCCGAGGCCAATCGCGAGGCCCGAGAAGAGGCACCATGGGAGGTTGAACGGCCAGATGCGGAGCAGTGCTACGATCATTTGCGGGTTCCTTGTGATGAGGGGGGAGGCACGGTTACAATTCGCACAGCCATGGCGAAGATTGTCCCTTCGTTGTGGTCAGAGACGGCGCGAGCCTTGCAGGGGTCGCGCCGTCTTGCTGTTCAGTGTGACTTAAGCGCCCGCTCATATTCCTGGGCGCTCACTGGGGGCATCGGCTTGGCGACTGGCGGCGTGGTCATCCTGGACGAGACCTTTTGTGCTTCCACCATTTGCGCGTATGCCCAGCCATAAGGATCAGGTTGCGCATAGAGCGTTTGCCACACGCTCGGGTCCTTTGCCGCCGCAGATTTTATCCAAGCGACCGTCGCGACCACCGCCTCGGCTCCGGCTTTCTGCCGAAGAAACGCCTCCGACGCATTGAGGCGAGTATTCAGTTCTGTCCATTCAGGAGTGTTGGGGGCCGGGTAGGCGACTGGCGGCGTGGTCTTGGCGACCACCGGGGCGGGCGGCTGCGTCGGTGCCGCCGTAGTGGAGGCCGGCGTAGGCGCGGGGACCGTCGTTACCAAAATACCGAGGTCGTTGGCCTTGGTTGCATTGAACCAATCAATGCCGCTGGGTGGCGCGGTCATGGTGTAAAGGATCGCCTTGTAAGACAACCCGATATGGCTGAGAAACGCGCCGATCACTGCCGACCCGGCTCCGCTCTCGGCCCCCTTGTCATCCGCTGCGGCATGGAAGCCGATATGCGAGGTCGTGACCGCGTAGCGTTGAGTTCCGGCCAGCCACATAATGCCGCAAATCGACGCGCATAACTTGTTGTCACCCACCCAGGTCGTGAACCCGCGATCGCGAATCGTCTCCGCGATTTGGAGGCCCGCCAAGACGTTCCCGCCTTTGCTATCGAATGCAACGCGGCCTTGGCCTGTTAGCGTCTTTGCCGCCGCCTCAAACTTGGCGAAGTCGCCTTGCTCGATCTCGCCGCTGATGAAAATAATATTCACCGGGGCTGGATACACTTTGAACGTTGCGGCATGAGCCGAGACGGCAGCGCAAGAGATGCCGGCGGCAAGAGCGGCGGGGAGCAGGCGTGATATGGTTGTGTGTGTCATGACGAAGATTGTCCCTTCGGGGTTGGAGGCCGGTGCGTTCCTTGCAGGGAGCCGCGCCGGTTGGGTGGTTTGAGTTTAGAAGTTCGACGGACTGAACAGCCATTGCCAGAGTCCGATCTGCCAACCGTCGAAGCAGATTTTGGCGAACAGATACAGGCTAAGGGCCAGTAGGATTTGCATGAAGGTGCGAAGAACGAGAGTCATGGGTTGGGTTCCTTGTGAGTGTGAGTGAATGAGTGGTGGCGGCTTATGCCGCCTTCCACAGTTGGACGACGTTGCCTTCCTGGGGGGCCTCCATGCCGATCAGGGCGAGGGCTGGAGGTGCCCCCACCATCAACAGGTCGGCCCATGCACACGCGAGCGCATGACGACGTGGCATGTGCGTGGCGTGGTCATAGTGTGCGGCTGCGGCACTGGCCTTCATTGGCTGGTGCCCGATCATCATGTCAGTGAGCCGGTAACGGGACTCATCCTGTTCGTTGAGGATCGTGACAAACGTGGAGCGCCAGCCGTGGAGCGTGTGCTTGCCCTGCAAACCGCGCCGGTCGTAGAGGTCGTTGAGGGTGGAGTCAGAGAACGGCTGATCCGACACCCCAGGTCTGGCCGGAAACACATACCGGGCACCCAGGGTGCGCAACTGTTGCGCCGCCTGGATCACCTCCATTGCCTGGGGGGACAGGGGCACCACATGGTCGCGCCGCTGCTTGGTCCGCTTGGCGGGCAAGGTCCATTCCGCCTTGGCCAAATTGAACTCGGCCCATTGTGCCTTGGTGGCCTCCACCTTGCGCACGCCGGTTAGGGCAATCAGCCGGTGGAGCAGCTTGAGCACACCAGACGCCCGACCCGTGCTGGCCTCCACCACCTGGAGCACCGCACGGGCGTCCTCGATCGTGCTGACATGGATGTGGGGTTGCTCCGGGTTTTCCTCCCGACGCCGGCTGGGCAACCAACGCGAGTTGCGCTGGACGGGGTTGTACTGGATCAGGGGAGGATTAGCCGCCATGGCAAAGTCGAACAGGGCAGAGAGGTTGCCGCGCACATGGGTGGCCTGGGCGTAGTGGGTTTTGTCCAGTTCCAGGATGCGAAAAACGTGGTCCCTGGTCACCTCACCGATGGGCAGGTTGCCGATCACCGGATAAACGTACTTGCGCAACCGTGCCGCGTGCGCCTTGGCGACTCCCGGAGTCCAGTTTCGGTTGGCACGTTTCAGCCAGTCCTCACCGACCCGCTCAACCGTCTGGGCATTGGCCTCCAGCCGGCCCGCCACCACTGCCCGCTTGAGGGCCTGGGGATCATGCCCTTCGCTGACCTGCACGCGCACCATCTCCCGTGCATTGCGCGCCTGGGCGAGCGACATGGTGGGATAGTGGCCGAGGGTGTGCTTCTGCTTTTTGCCGTTGCGAATGACCAGACACCACCACCGCTTATTGCCGGTGGCAGAGACGGTGAGCAGGAGGCCACGACCGGCGCGAAATTCCTCCTGCCCGGTGGCGACCGTGATGGTCCGGGGATCAAACTTGCTCATCTGGAGCCTCCCGTGAACGGCCATTGCCGCGCCGTCTCATCACTGGGAACGGTCACCGGGGCAGGCTTCTCGACCCGCGACAGCCATGTGGCATTGATCCGCACTGGCCGCGCACTGCCATTGAACAGGACCCACCGCATCCCCTTGGGGGACTTGTTGCCGTGCGGTGAACGGACGATGACGCCGATCTGCCCGGTGAGCCGGTTGCTCACAGCGGTGCCGAAGGTGAGGGCGCTCATTGTGCTGCCCCCGTGCCGGGGTTCTGGGCGACCATGGCAATGCCGGTGTCCCGTGCATCCTCCAGGTCCCCGGTGTAGTAGGCAGTGGCCTCGCCGGCCCCCCGGAAATTCACCCGGTATTCGGACCATTCCGTGGTTTTGATGACCACACCAATCTGCCGCAACTGGGTGCGGACTGAGGTGAGGGTGAGCTTGTTTGCCATTTTGTTTTGCTTTCGTGTGGGTTGGGTTAGGGGTTGTTCTAGGGGTTACCAGTCTTGCCGGGGTTTTGCACCCGGTGCAAACCACATACACCCGAAACGGTTGATTTTCCAGCGTTGTCGCACCCAAGGGGGCGCAAATGAGCCTGGGTCCATATTGTGGTGAAGAACATAGAGTGGCCTATGTTTTCAATGCGTTGCGGGTCGGTTTCGGGACCTGGGGGGCAGTCTATGGTGTAGGGGGCTATCAGCCATGCACCCATTGCATCCTTTGCAAAGCAGGGACAGGCTGTTGCGCATGTCAGAGACTCCACCAGATGATGGCCAGGAACCGCGCTCCGAGTTCTGGTGGCAGCAGCAAGAGCGCGAGCTAAGGATCACCCTCATGGGCGTGCAGATCGACAAGGGCCGGCTCGACATCGACCGGGTGCGGCAGGAAATTCAGATGGAGAATCGCAAGTTTGCCCTCCAGGCCATCATCGCCAGTGCTGCCATCCTGGCGGCTGGCGTGGCCATCGGCAGGTTCGTGCT